TTATTTGTATTTGGATGAAAACGAACGAATCCATCACTAAATCCTGTTGAAAAAAATATTTTTCCTTGTGATAGATCCGGATTTTCTCGCGCCCACTTAATTAATTCATCTAGTCTCATTTCTTTTTTTACTTTGATTTTCATTTTTACATCTCCTTAAAATAAAGTTAGTTGCTTCTGTTCCTCATATTCCAAACCATGTTGCTTTATATATATTTCGAGCTCTTCCGCTGTATCAAATGTCTTTTTCACGCCTTGCCAACCTGGTACGATATGCCCATGAAAGTAATAAGTGCCGTTTACTACATGGATATGAGCCACTCGCTCGTTATCCTGATACAGATATCTCTTAGAGCCGAAAAAATGTTTTAAGTATTCTTTACGTCCGCTATCTGTCATGGTCATCACTCCCACAAGTCAAATACTCTATCGACGTAAAACTTCGCCTTTGCTAAATCCTCATGACCATTCTTTAACGGTGCTCTAGACAAGTATTTAATTGCATTACCTATTGCGAATGCTAATTGTGGTGGGTACTGTGCCGTAACTTGTTCAATAAAATCTATAATTTCAATGTCGCCGTATGTGTAATGCGCAGGTTGCTTAACGTTGTCTTGCGTTTTGTTCATATCTACTTTTCTGTTACTGATTATGCTCATTATGCTTCACTCCATTTCTTGAACATTTGGTTATAAGTGACATCGAACCAGTACGGATCACGTGAATGTTTTTGAGGTACATTAAACAAATGTGGCTTCTTCTTACGTAGCTCAGCCTCTTTTTGCCATTATTTCTTTTTCAAAATTGTTAAATTTATATGGTTTATTATTAATAATTACAACACTTCCCATTTATTCCACCTCTACATTTACGTTTCTAATTTTTAAATTGTCATACTCTAGTATTTCGTTAGGATTGTTATATAAGTAATCTGCCAGCGCTTCTTTTTCGATATCCACATCATCAAAATACTGATATTCAACTTCTGTAGGTATCCTTATATCAATCATTGCGTTTATATATGCTTGCTGTTGCATTAGATCACTTCCTCAACTCGCATGATTATTTTTGGTTCTAGTCCATAACGCTTTGAGCTAGTTATTTCTGTAATTTGGTTATCGTCTTTCCACACATGACCATTACATGCGTCTAATACTGTTTTAATTAAGTTATCGATATCCGGCTTAGTCACTTTATACTGTCCAACCATTTCACTTTTCTTTTTCTTCGACCATGATTTAAGTAATGGAAAGTAAAAGTCTAATTCGATTTTTAGTGCGCGCTCTAGATTTAACTTAGGCATTTGCCCTTGTATATACGCTTTATGATTTGTATAAGCTGTTGGCATGTATGTTTGAACAAATCTACCTGTATTACGAAAGCGTGGACGAGGCGAGCCCATAGGTGCCTCGAACGTTTCGTTAAATTTAATTTCTATTTCCATGTGCCACCTCTAAATATCAAATATCGTTGCTTGTAACCCTAGCTCTTGCTCATATAAAAGCCCGTGAGCGCCTTTGAATCGTTTTAGGTCACTATCAGCCATGATTTTCTTTTCGTCGCTGAAATGGGCTCCTGTGAGCGAATAAACTTCATTTACGTTGTCTTTATACTTGATGACCTTAATATCTTCCGTGCCATCTTCTCGGTATAAGTAATATTTTTCTTTCGGCATTTTTAACACTCCTTAATATTCGACGATAGCGGGGCGTGTATGACGTTCTGCAAGTTTTTGGATAAATAGGTCGTACAACCTATTTTCATCGCCCTGTGCCTCATCTATGAGTTTCTGAGCGTACACATCTGAACACTCAAGTTTAGTTTTTAAAAATTCTTTGGTAATCATAGTTTTAAACCTCTAGTCCTGTAATCTTGACCGTCCATCTTGATAAGCGTTGTGTTGCTCATGATTCTGCTGAATATACGTTGTAAGTCTTTGTTTTTTGTCATTTCTTTCTCGTCTAAGTTGGTAGTAAAGATATTGTGTTTGCCTATTCTACTTTCGATAAGCTCAAACATCTTACTAGTAGCGAATTCGTTCATGTTGATACCGTAGTCATCGAATACCATTAAATCGACATCACTTATAATTTGAGCCAATTCCTGTTCAGTCATAGCAGTTTGGTTGTTATAAGTGTTTTTAATTGTTGATATCAATTGAGGTACGTTCATATATAGCACTGTGTAGCCTTTAGCTTTAACTGATTTAACAATACTCATTGATAAGTGTGATTTACCTGTACCAAATGAGCCTTGAATTAGTAGCGATTGTTTATTGTCTAACGTGAAATTGTTTGCGTAACGTTCGCATAAGTTTTTCGCATAGACTAGTTGTTCATTAGTCGGATTGTAATTATCAAACGTTGCTTTCGTTAGATCTTCGTTCATTATCGATTGTTTGAATATGCGTTCTGCTTTTCTTCGTCTATTTCTCTTGTGATAGTTTTCAGTTGATTGTTTGGCGTACTCTATCATTTCGCAGTCACAACCATGTTTGAATTCTGAACCGTCATCAAATTTGTAATAGTCGTACTTACGTCCACAGTTCTCACATTTCAAATCAAACGCTTGTTCAATGATTTGTTTCTTTAAAGTTGGTTTCTTTGCTAAGTTCTGGAATGACTCCACTTTCTCACTCCTTTAAAACGGTAAATTTTCTATACTGGATTGTGATGCACGCTGAAACGCATCTACATATTGATTGTTTACTTCTTCTTTAATCTCTTCGCTATAATCATTCATATAGCTTTCGTTAGTTAAAAACGTTTTAGGGTACTTTTGATATTGTTTGTCTGTAATAGTTTTCAAATATTCTCGTGTACCTTGCATGATTTGCTCAAAAGAATGTTTCTTTAAGCATGATTTGAATTTAGTGAAAGATATCTTTTTATCTTTCTTCCTGTCGTAAAGTTTCCACCATTCTTCAAATTGCTCATGCGTAACGTCAGTTGCGCTATTATTTGCACTTAAGTTCTTATCTATATCTTTTTCTTTATCTCTTTCTAATTCTTTATCTAATTCTTTATCTTCTTCTGTTGCGTGACTGTCACGTGACGTCACGTGACCATTTAGCAATTTTCTGTTGTTTTCTCGTTGCTTTTGTTTCCTCAACCTGTTCTGCTCTCTGATTTTCTCGAGTCCTTCAATATTTTGGTGCTTTTCCCAATTTGTCACTTTTATGACACCATTAACTTTTTCAATCATGCCCAATGTCTCAAAAGTTTGTATTGCTAACCTTATTGAGTTGATAGGTCGGCTAAACTCATTTGCTAACATCTCTTCGTTATACGGTAAGTTTTCGGATAGCATAATGTAACCTTGTTCGTTGTACTTTCCTGATAAAGTTAGCAACTTAACCCAAATAGTTATGATCGTATCTCTTTCGGGTAAAGCTTCGATATATTTGATTTTGCTGTCATCAAACATGCCAACTTTAAGTTTTATCCACGATACTTCTCCCATTGTCTTCTCCTTTCAGCATTTTGATTTTGTCCGGTACTTCCCAGTTAGATATGAATTCTTTAAGTTCATCTGTCATAGGTACGTCGTTAAGGATCGCGTCAGATCCATGCAGGTATGACGAACATTTGTTGTAAACTAATCTCGCTTTGTTTAAATCGTCATATCCGCCTAACGCTATATAGTTGCCAGAATAAAATATTTTTGAATAATATCTATGTTTTATTTTGTTTATTCCTCTTAAATTGTTTTTATCAGTTCCCCTCTTCAATTGCTTTATGTTTGTTTTATAGTTTCTTTTTTTCAGCCTATTATCTTCTCCAATTATATTAAGGTAACCAACACCACCCCAATATTCATTAACTGCATTGTTGTAAGCTTTTGCTGCTTCATCTTCATTTACAAAGTGACCTAAGTTTTTGGTTTTTTTATCAACAGCTATACATGCATACCAATTATTATTTTTTTATCCCATGAAACGCCTTTATATTTAGATGAATTGTTACACTTCGCTTTGCTCCATCTTGTTTTATTACCTTCAGTTGTTAGATTTTTTCTTGTGAAATCATTGTTTTTTATTTTTTGGAAACTTTTTTTAGAATAAAATCAGGTAAATGCTTTTTATCACTATTCACAATCATTCTGTAATTATCTTTAAAAGCTTTATGCCAAGTATGCTGATTAACTCTCTCGTAATCTTCATCATCAACTAAAATTTCTTCTCCATCTTGTAAAAATATCGATTTAACCATTATTCTCCTCCTTTCAACATTTTGTTTAATCTCTCATCAACTTTTATCCACGAGTCATGCAAGTGATATTTATCATCAAATGACTTAACACCCATCTGATGTTGCTCGTTGTGATGTTCGCGACATAACGCTAATACATGTTTGTCGTAGTGATTCATCTTGTTTCTGTTCATGCCTCTGCCAACTGCTTCATAATGTGCTAGGTCAGCGTGAGGCTTTCCGCATATTACACAGTTGCGGTTAACAGTTGACCAGTA